AGGTGGATTACCAGTAGAAATGATTACAATGCTAGGCTCTAGCTTACTAGGTGGATTTATGTCCATATGGGGCCAGAGTATTAAAGCAAAACAAGAAGAGCAAAAGATGTTATTAGCAAGAGCAGAGACTCAAATGTCTTTTGTAGAAAAAGCAAGAACATATGACAACAAAGGTTTCCAGTGGACCAGAAGAATCATAGCATTGACTGCAGTTTTTTTTATTATAGCATGGCCCAAGCTAGTGCCAGTTCTATTCGATACTCCAGTGATATTGACATGGACAGAATTTACTCAAGGATTCTTATTCTTGATAGAGAAGAAAGAAATACTTATGGACAAAGAGTTCTTAGGTTTAGTGATAACACCTCTCGATACACATTTAATGTCAGCTATCGTGGGATTATATTTTGGAGGAAGCCTAGTAAAAAAATGAGTCAGCAACCAGTAAAAGATTTAGGAACAGTATTAGACATAGCATTTACATTTATAGCACAACAAGAAAATGAGGCATTATATAATGCAATATTATCAGCAAAAAGGTATGACCCTAATAGCACTTATATCCCAAATTTAAAAACTAAGCCAATACCTTTATTAGGTATTTATGAAGATGAGTCAGGTAATGATACATATGCATTTGGTTTAGAGGTAAAGACTAATGATAATCCTGATGGAGTTATTCCTGCTAAAACTATTCCGGAAATGCAATTACAATTTAAAGAAAGAATACAAAAGGATATAGATTTTGTTAACAGGCTAGAAGATACGACAGGTAAAAGAATTGCTAATAGCTTAGATAATAATCAAAAGGCAGCTTTAGTTTCTTTAGTTTATAACATAGGGCAAAATAGATTCTTAAATAGTAAAGCATATAGAGAAGGTTTAGCGGTAGGAGATATAGATACATTTAAGAAAGAAGCTTTTGATTCTACAATAGGTTTTGTAAAAGATAAATCAGGAGATGAAGGTAAAATTTTAAAGGGTCTAGTTAAAAGAAGACAAAGAGAAAGAGACCTATTTGAAACTGCTGAAAGACAAAGAGAAGAAGAAACTAAACCTATAGTAGACACTACCAAAATAGAACCAGAACCTTTAGAATATAAAGGTTCAGTTGGTATGGCGGATATAGCTGCTAGAAGAGCAGGAGTTAATATTAATTAATACTGTTAATAAATTTAGTTAGGTCTTCTGATAATTCTTCAAACATGAATTTAGTCTCTTGAGTAAGAGATACAAGGATATTACTGTGTTTATAATTAGGATATTTTTTTCTTAGAGTATCATATAATATTTTATGATTGACTGTTCCATAGTCTAGAACTAATTCAAAGTCTCTATTAATCCCCACATTAAACTTACCTATATCAATTAGAAAATCATATTTTCTTCTTATCAGATTCTTTCTTTGAATTTTCATTTTCCTGTACCTCTGCAGCAATAGAGCCTAGTATTTGATTGACTTGATTCCACGGAAGTGTGGATAAAAAATTAACTATTGCCTGTATTAGCTTTTGACTTATTTCGTATTTCTGCATCTTTTTGTTTCTCCTTATATAATCTTATGTTACTTAATTCTTCTGTGATAATTGCAGATAAATCATCATGCAATATTTTTAAATATCCGAAGAAGTTTCCTTTAGTAGATATCTTTACATATCCTTTATCTTTAACTTGCCTAGACTCAAATGTATCTAGAGATAAAAGCAAGTCTCCTGTGAATGGGTCTTTAAGTATTCGCATATCTCAAATCAGTTATCATACCCTTATCAGATATTTTTGTTAATTTATTTTTTTTAATTTTATATTTACTATTAGTAGGTATTTCTCTAGTTTCTAAAACATCTTTAATATAATCCTTAAACATTTCAGCACCTTTAAAACCCTGTTCAGGGGGATATAATATATCTTCATTATTCATAAAAAATATACACATCTTTGCAACATCTTCAAACTTAACAGCAACACCATTAAATTTAATAATCCTATCGCCCTCTTTTTTTCTTCCTTTTATATATTCAAATCTATTTTCCATTAGTTTAATTTTTTTCTCCAGTCATTTATATTTATAATATTAGCTTTTCCATTTTCCATTTCCTCTATTTTCATCACACTCAACCCTATATCGTAAACCATGTCAGGGTCATCCAATGCTATTTGACATAGCCCTAATGCTACCGCATAGCATATTTCTTTTTCCTTACTATCTCTTTTATAATTCCTATCCAGACCACAAATAAACTTTTCATCACCGAAAGGTTTAACTGCTATGATAATACTATCTTTACCTAAACTAATTTTTTTAGGCACTAATAATTTCCTTTGGATTATTTACTTCAGCATACCAATAGTATTTAGGATTTCTAGCTTTAGATTGTTGTTGGGGCAAGTACTCAATATTATCACCCCAACATTTATGCTTGTATGGACAGTATGAGCAAACGGTAGACAAAACTTTATTACCTGTTTTCTTTTGATAGAAAGACTCTTCTTCTAATTCATAGCACCTTTCAAAGGGTGCATCTTCCATTAATGCTTTAACATTTGTATGAACTTTCTCTAATGCTTTCTTTCTATATTCAGAATCATCTTCGGGAGGTTCGCTAACTAGCATTTCACCTGTGGCTTTATTAACAACAATCCAACCACCAAAAGGTTTACCTGTGGCTTCCGAATACAGATATCCTTGGGATAGATATCCGAAGACATCGTCTTCAGCAATTTTGTGGAAGCCACCACCACTTTCCCCAAATTTTTTTTCAAAGGCAAAAGGTGACGCAGATTTAATATCATAAACCTTATCGTCTATAATAATATCATATGTGCCTTTCATATCAAAAAATTCAGTGCTTAATTTAACGTCACCTTGAATTCCATTTATCTTTGCTTTTACTGTTCTTAGTAGCATAACAACAACAGCCTCTATTATATCTCCAAATAAATTTCTTAATTTAAAATTATAATTTTCATAAGACTGCACACTTTCTTTTCCTGAATACTTTTTATCCATTTGTAATTGACATAAAGGTTTGCCAATGTTAGACATTCGTATTCTAAAACTTGATTCTCTTTTGTCCGTAAACTGTTTCCTTACAGCTTGTTCACATTCCTGTTTAAACTTTTCTATAATATTTTTAGGTATAGCGACAGGCTCTCTTTGAGCCTGTGCTAAAAATGATTTAACTTCTTCTAAGAAAGTCAAGAAGAAATCTCTTTCATTATTTCATCATCAAGAACATCCTCTGCCGTAACTTCACTCTTTTTTGCTTTTGCATGTTCTTCTTTGACATAATCGTTTTCTTGTTTTACATAATCTAAAAAGTCTTTTAGTATTACTTTATCAGAATCAGAAAACTTTACATCTTTGTTTGAGTCTTTGATTTTTGCCACGAAGTAAGTGACACTACCTTTGGTATGTTTTTCTGTACCATTAAAATCTAATACAGTATTATACATTATCTTATTTCTTTTAGATAGACTTTTTAATTGGTCACCTATCGGTAGGAAGTTAACACCTCTAACTCTGTAGAGTACAGGCTCGTCTGTGATTGTCACATCTTGACCTTTTGATGTTTTACCTTTTGCAGAAACAACACCAAACACATTTCTATAACAAGTAACTTTATCTTGCTCTATTTTAGAAGCAGGGTCTAAGTCATCTCTTTGTGCTTTAGGTACACTTCCACATGCATCAGTACCATTTGTATCAGGCTTTGCGTCTGACCAACTTGTAAACATAACAGATTTATAATTGTTATCTTCATTCTCTTCATCATACTTATTGTATTGAAAAGTATTTAAGAAAGGTCTAAAAGAAACTTTCTCTGCAAAGACAAGACCATGTTGCTGACTATCTATTTTATATAGCCCTCGTTTTATAAGATTGCCTTCGCTATCTTCGGTATCGTAATTGATAGACAATCTAGATAGGGAAGAGCCACCTGACTCTATATCCTGACCTATCATCGCCATCAATTTATCGTTGGACATATTATCTATATCCGATATTAGTTCATTTGACATATAATGCCTCCTATTTGTTGGTTTATTATATCATATAACTGTGGATAAGTCAAGCCAATTTCTACCTTTTTTTATTTCAAAATCTAGCGGAACATTTAACTCACAATCATATCTCTGTAGTAAAGAATCTTTTACATTAGTAAAAGCAGTCTTTATAATACTAATCACATGATGTATTTCATCAGGATGAGCATCTAATATTACAGAGTCATGCACAGTGTTAATCAATAAACTTTTCATATTTCTTTTTTTCAGTAACTCCCAAACATTATAACATGCTATGGGAACAATATCAGCAGTGGCAAATCCTTGAACAGGATAGTTTTTAACCAGGGTAGAATGACTATAGTAGTATTCATTTTTAGTTCTACTCCAACCTCTTTTTATATCCGGAAAATAATATTCTCTACCGCTAGGTAGCTTTACTATTTTACTCTTAAAGGCTCTCTCTTGTAAATGCCTGTGCCAATCTGCAATCTGTTTATACTTCTTTAAAAATGTTTCATAGTATTCCCTTTCTTTTTTCTTGCCCATCATCCCACCATACAAAGGTTTAAATGTATGGGCTTTTGCGTTTTGTCTATCGCAACCTATGATGTCTGCAGTAATTTGATGAACATCAACACCATTCTGTATATCACTCATTGCTTGTTTATCTTGTGATAGAAAAGCTGCGACTCTAAATTCTAATTGTGCGAAATCAACTTCTATTATCTCACCATTCTCAAACCTAGATTGAATAGCTTTCTTGATAGGAAACTTATCACCTCTTGGCATATTTTGGAAGTTAGGTTTAGAACTAGATAGTCTACCTGTCATGGTTACATGCTGATTAAAAGAGGGGTGCAATAGAAAATCATGATTTGTATTATCTCTTATACCCGTTATAAAAGTATTAAGATAAGTTTCTATAGCACCATACCTAACAATACTATCTACAAATTCTTTTAATGTACCTTCTGCATACACACTTATTCTACTCAATGTTTCTTTATCTGTTTTAAAACCGCCTTGTGCGACATCTTGAACACTGTTCGCCTTCCAATTAAAACCTGCCCTAGCTTCTGTGTCTGTATAAATAACCCCTTCCTTCTTACATTTTGGACAGATGTTTAACATCTTAGAAGGGTTTCCGTCTTTGTTTGTTTTTCTT